GACACCTTCTTTTGTCGGACAGGTTGATACGACGCTCACCCTCCCGACGAAGGGCGCAAGAGCGCAGCGTCCAGGGTGCTGATCGATGGAGGGCTCGGTTTTGCCCAAGCCGATGCTGATTGGCACCCAGAGTGGCACCCAGCCAGATCGGGGAACGGCTCAAGTGGCTGGATTTAAGATGCCAAGGGCCGGAATCGAACCAGCGACACGGGGATTTTCAATCCCCAACCGAAATTGGCGTGCGCCGAGGGAGAACAGGGCTCTTTCGGCCATCGAGAAGCGCCGTCTTGGACACCGGCTGGACAGCGCGCGGCGCCGGGCATAGGACGTGGCCATGATTCCCATCACGGTGCAGCAGGTCATCTCGGGCGCCCGGCGCGAGCTCGCCGTCCGGCAGGAGTGGGCGGCCGAGCAGGTGCGCGCCAGGTTCGGGCCGCGCGAGGAAGTGGTGCTCGAGACCACGAACGCGCGCTGGGGCTTCTCGCTGATGTTCGCGGGGTCGCTGGTGAAAGACGATGAGTAGAGCGCGCGTCGCCCTTCGACGTTCAGCGCAGATCGCGCTGCTGCTCTTGGTCTTGCCGAGCTGCAAGCACGTCCGCGTCGCCCGAGTCGACTACGAGAACCATCGCGTTACGGTCTGCGGCGGCCGTTGGGCCAATGTCGACGACCTCAACGCGGAGGCCGCAAGTGCGTGCACGAGTGGCATCGAGCGGACCCTGTCTTGCGGGGAGAGCGTCGAGGGCGCAGTTGCGCAGACCTACGGACATGTGACCGTTGCGCGCCCAGTCAGGGGCAGCTGCTGCGAGTACCAATGCAGGTGAGACTTGCGGGCCCGGCCCGGCGCGGGGTGTGCCGGTGAACCCTCGCGACGGTGCGCCGCGGCATTGCCTGACCCACGCCAGCAGGACGCAGGGACTCACCGCCTGGGCGCGCGAGGTGGGAATGGCGCGCAGCACCCTCAGCAAACGGATCGCCCAGGGCTGGGCAGTAGAGAGAGCCCTGACGGCACCGGCTGCGCGGGGAGCCCGTCGACTGCGCAGCCTGACCTTACGGGGGAAGACGCAGGGGCTCACGGCATGGGCGGTCGAGGTGGGGTTGGGGCACTCGCGCCTGAGCTGGAGACTCCGTCAGGGCTGGGATCTGACCCGGGCTCTGACGTCGCCGGCGGCGACGCCGATCCCTGTCGAGGAAGATCTCCCGGACTTGCTCGACGACGTCCTGGCCGGCGAGAGCTGCGCGCGCGCCCTGGCGGAGCGGTACGGCGTCAGCGCGCGGACCGTGGTCCGGGTCCGCGCGCGGCTGCGCGCCCAGGGGCGCCGAGTGCGCGTGCCGGAGCGATAGCGCGGAGGACTGAAGCTCCGCACTTCGGTGGGCATGGCCGCTGATGTTCGCGGGGCCGCCGGTCGAGGGCGAGCTAGTTAGCCGGGTAAGGGCGACTTGGACCGGGCCTCTAGCGACTGAAGCTCCGTTTTCAGGCGGCCATCCTCGTCTCTATTAGCCTCGATTTCTTCCCTCAGCCATTCCGCCTTTAGGCTGAAGTCATCGTCAGACGGCCACTCGCCATCTTCCCTCGGGTTCCTCGAGGAGATGGCGCCAATGGACCATTGGAGATGACGAACAGCCTCGGGCTTCAGTCGACAAATGCGGTGCAACCCCGCCTTGACGAAGAACAATTGAAGCAACGAGTGCGAGGCGAAAAATGAATCGCCCAGCTCGGCTCGGGAGCGTTGAAGGGCGTTGGCCGGTGATGCGGACAGATAGAAGACCTTCGGGTTCGCGGTGCTGGTAGCAGCGTGTGAAATCTTGATCCACTTCTTCGCGGGCGTGTCCTCTTTCACGGAGAATACGAAGGGCTTTACGGGTGCCAACTGCACGGAAGAGTCACCGGTCGCGTTGTCGCACGAGTTGCTGATCACCAAAGCCAGTTCCAGCTTCTGAATCGTCTGCATGGCTCGCAAACTTTTTGAGAACTTGGCGAGGTCGGCGTCAGGAGCCGGCCAGACGTACTTGCCCTGCTTGGGATCAGCTAGAACTACAACCTGTATGTCCTTCGCATCGAGTAGCCGCGGCACGCAAGCGAGCAGGTCCCCTTGCTCGAGGTCCCTGCTCGACGAGAGTGCGCCAACGCTGTCGTACAAAACGCGACCTCCTCGAATGAATCGCTACTCGAGGTCAACATCCCAATCTGCGTCCTCACGCTGTCGGCGCCGCTCTCGGCGAGCTTCGTCTTCGTTGTCGGCCGCCATCATCGCGGCGACTGGATCGACTTCGTGTGCTGGCTCGGTCAGCGGGGCCTGCGTACGCGACCGACCGCCCTTACCCGGCGCTGAAAAAAAGGGGAATGGTCTGACGCCAGGATTCCTGAACTGTGGCTGCGTCACGGTGTTCGGCGCAGCGAACGAACCTGCGGACAGGGCCATGCTGAGCAGCATCGCTGCTTTGTCGTTCGGCATTGGCATCTCCACCTGAGGCATGGAAGGCATTTGGTGCTTCCTATCGCAAGAACTGCAAGGTGCGGCCATCCAAACACGCACGGAAGGCCTGATAGACAATCCCATGGGCGACGCGCACCCATCCGAGAATCAGATCGGCGTCGGGCTCGGTTTCTTGAACGGTGGCGAAATCGAGATCCAGCAGCTGACCCTTCCCTCGCTGAGGGACCTCGAATGGGAACCCTGTCGTGACGGTCAAAGTCCCCTCGGGATACTGGAACAAGCAGCTCATCCTGACGCCACTCGGCCTGGGCAGAGCGTCCGGCACGAGTGGGCGAAGCAGTAGTCTTGTCTCGTCGAGGACTTCAGTGGGCAGAAGGTTGATGTACCTGAGGCCCATGCGTCGAATGCGCGCGGGTCGGGCCGCAGCCAAGTAGGCCCGAACCATTCGGCCCGCGTCTTTCTCAAGGGCCTCGAACCCAGGGTACGGGTACAAGATGTTTAGAGTCACCACCTCGGGCCCGACCTGGACCATGCGACGGCCATCGCCGGACGTCATGCGTGCGCGAGCGATGTTCGGACCGAGCTCAAGCTGCGCGCCAGGTGGCAGCTCAAAGCCAGGAGGAAGTTCGTGGCTAACGGGTTGCACCAAAGGGAAGTCCTTCGCTAGCCCATTGCTCTGCTGCATTCCACCCGGAATGAAGTCGTAGGGGACGGTCGGCGACGCTTGGAGTTCCAGCAAGGCCTCGACGAGAGGATTCTTCGCCAGTTTCTCGCGAGGGAACCGCTGCGGCGTGGCTGTTGTCATGGCGGTCGAGAGGGTCAGTGGAGCCCCGTAGCCACACCAAGAGATACTTGCAGAGCGTTGCCACGTCCACTCCACATCAACAACATCCGTCGTCCACCGATCAAATTGAACCGATGGCAGTGCACTTAGATCACAGCTCTTGGGCGAGGTGCAACAGGTGGCCGTGTGCAAAATCTGCAGGCACTGTTGGAAACACTGAACGCGCGGCCCGCTGCCTTGCCTGCTACGCTCTCTCGTGTGGACCCTCACCGATCAGCAGCTCTTGCCCATGCGCCGACGGGCGGCGACGCGAGCAATAGGCGCGAAGGGGCGCGAAGGATCGCAGATGGCGACCTGAACGATGGCGGTAGCATCGGAGACGAGAGCCAAATTGCCGTTGACGATCTGCAGGTCCCACGTCTGCGGGCTGAGCGCTAGGTTGCGGACGGTCATTGCTCACCCAGAAAAGAGATGCCAGCAAAGTTAAACTCGCCCGCAGAGCCAGAAAACGGAACGACAAAACCATTTTGGACATTGCATGTTCCGTTGCCGGTCGATGGACTGGACACAGGAAACAGATAGGCCGAGAAGCCAGACGGACGGTATCCGGCCGGCAACGCGAAAGCCGCGTTAGTCAGCAAGCCGCCGCTCACGCATCCGCGCAGCCTGACGATGCCTAGCGCATCCTTGAAAAAGCCCACCGGCGGCCTGCCGCCAGTTTGCACCCAGGAGTTGAGCAACGTCGGAGCAATCCACGCTTCGTTGTCAGCCGCGAGCTCGTCGGTAACCGCGCGCGCCGTATCGTAGGCGAGCACGCGAAAACCATCGAGGTCGGCCGAGGTCAGCGCGTAGCCAAAGAAGCTCGTCGGCGGATGCGTCTTGCCGCTCGGGTTCGCAACATCCTGCGCAGTCCACGTCACGCCACCGTCAACGACCATGTTCGTCAGGATCGTAGGCCACGTTGGCTCGCTGCCGCCCGTGATGCCGGTCGTGATTGCTGTGCACCTGAATCCGATCCCGGCCGGCACGGTCGGGCAGCAGAGCGTACCGACCACCACGCCACCCTGGCTGGCCTGCCACGGATTGTCGTAGCGAAAGTTATTGAAGATGCGCGCCGACAGCCCGCTCGAGCAGTCGGTCGGTCCTGGGCTGGGAAGTGGCATCAGGGCACCGTGAACGATGTCGCGGAGATGTCGGCCGAGAGTTGCGTGGCAGCGTTGTATGCGGCGAGTGCGGCAGCCTTCGCGGCGGCGGCCGCGGGTGGAAGCATCAGTGGAGTGATTGCCGTCTGCAGCGCTTGGAGCGCGGTCGCTAGCGCCGTCATGTGAGCTTGGTACTGCCCGCCGAGGACCAGCGCCTGGGACGCGCCGGCACCGAGGTTGACCCGAGAGTTCAACACCTCGACGACCGCGCCGCCGTCCGATCCGAGTGACATGCGGTCGTTCGCGGTAGCGGCCCGCGGGGCCGCGGGGGAGACGAGCCCGAGGATCGCTACCGCATCGGTGAGGTGGTGCAGGTTGAACGAGCCCGGATCGATGGTGTGCGTCGCGTCGTAGTTACCCGGCGGCGTCCCCTTCCACCGGTCGAGACCGCGATCGGCCCACACGAGCAGGCACTGGTCGCCCGCGCTAACCGGGACGGTGATGCGCCAGGTGCCCGAGCCGAAGAACATCACCGGGACGCTCTGCAGTGCCGGCAGGGGGTAGACTTGGTCGGTGCCGCTGGGTGTGGGCCCGAGCTTGCGCAACAACGGCAGGACCGTCGCGGTCTGGTTGACGGGATTGTAGCTCTGGATACTGCCGGGCATGGACACGTAAACGTCCATGAGCCGGCGTTCGAATGCGACGCGGATCACCTCGGCCAGCGTGGGTGTACGGTTGGTTGTCGGCATCGCGCTCTAGTTGGCGGGGAGGTTGCCGCTGGCCGTTGGCGTTCCGTGGATCTCACTGGACCAGTCATTAGCGCCGAGGTCGCCGAGGTGACTCACGGCCTGCACCCGGAAGTTGCCCTGGAAGCGCATGCTGTCGACGTTGACGATGTCGCCCGGCTTGATTCGAGGGTTCAGGAGGGTATTGAGCTTGAGCAATGGTGGCTGGCCGGCAAGGTTCGGCGTCGAGTGCTCGGGCGAGCCGATGAGTCCGGTCTTCGCGGAGAGGACGTAAACCGAGTTCACGCCATCCGCGGCCTGCAGGGCGCGGAGCTCGCCGTCCTGGATTGAGAGCGTGTATTTCGGTCCGAGCAGCCGCTGTAACTCTTCGAACGCATTCCCCTGGATCGCGAACCCGTAGGCAAAAGCCGTCTGCGGATAAGCGAGAGAATTGACCCGCGTCAGGAAGTAGCTGATGTCGATTCGCGAGTTATTGCTGAACGGATCAATATCGCCCTGGGTGATTTGCTGCGCGAGGTAGGTGGCGATAAACGCCGCCGTCGTGCCTGGCCCCCAGCTCTTGCTCGCGACGCCGAACCGATAAGCAGTCTCCCCGTCTCCGCACTGGATGCGCGTCTCCCAATCAGGTCCCCGTCGGACGTGGTCAATAGTCCGAGCGTTTCCCTTGAAGACAAGCGGCAGATTGGGGAAGTCACTCTGATAGCCTGCGTTCAACTGGACGTAGGAGCCCTGTTCCTGCATGCGCTTTCGCGTCGTGCTCGCGAGGTTGTAGATCACGAGTTCAAGTGTGTTGGGGGTGCCGAGGAGCGTCTTCTCGGACTTGAACCGGAGATGTAGACCGTCGAAGCGATAGGCGGGATTGAACATCTGGAAAGGTTGCGTGGCCGGAAGGCTTGAGGCACCAACATTGCCGAATCCGGCGTCGCCTCCTGCGAAGATAGAGACCGGGCTCGACGCCGGGTTCGCGGCGCTCACCAGTGTCACCTGGGCGCGACGACTATAAAATAGCGTCATGGATAGGCGAGGATATCGGCGCCGTCGGTGAACGTTAGCAGCACTCGCGCACCGAGATCGGTGAGGCCTGGGTCGATGCTTGCGCCCGAGGTGTCGTAGGCGAAAATCTCCCCGAACGGCAGTGTAGCGGCCTGGAAGCGGCCCAGCAGCGGCGTACCGACGGTGATCTTGCGCGACAGAAGTAAGTTTCCGCTCGTATCCGAGATGGTCATGGACCAGCTCGGGTCGCGCGCGTTCCAGAATAATTCGAGCGCGTAAATCGAAGCGCCGAGCGGGCAGCGGAAAGAGTACCGCTGCGCCCCATCAGTGCGCGTGGGGATGATTGTGGTGGACATGCTATTGCCTCGGCGGCTGCGTGAGCCCGACCCTGTTAAAGGCGGTCCCGAACATCTGCTCGAGCTGCGTGTCTTTGCTCTTGATGAGCTTCGCCGGCGCCGGCGTCGGGCTCTGCGCTCCCATGTCGAGCGCGCCTTGCGCGAGCGGCTGCGTCTGTACGGATACCGTCTGGCTCGACACGAAGAAGACCTCGCGGAAGGTCGCGGAGAACTTCAGTGCGTCGCCGTTCTGTTGCTCGCGGTTGGCCTGGAAGCTCACCATGACCATGTTTTGATATTGGCGATACGGTGTGAAGACCATGACCAGCGGCGCGGTCTGATAAAGCAACTGGAACTTGTCGAACGCGTCTCGGACGACGTTCGAGCCCTGCTGCAGCGTGTTCAGCGTAGCGGTGATGCCAAGCGCAGCCGGTGCGCTTTGAGTGCCTGCGCCTAGGCCCGCCAATGCGCGAACAGTCGCACCGGCCAGCGAGTCGTCGAGTGGGGCGTTGGTGACGAACCCGTCGATTCGAATCTCGCGCGGTTTGGGGCGCGCGTGGTCGGTAATGTCCGCTCCGGTTTCTACCGGATGAGAGGTGAGCTCCACCTCTGCGCTGTGTACTTCGGAGAGCGTCGCATCGACATTGATGACGTCGAGGTTCGCCCCGTTCGGTGCGAGCGGCTTGCCGTAGGTGGTGCCGATCGAGTCCTTGAATGGCGTGGCCCCCTGAAGGAGCGACGCCGCGCCGAACACCAGCGACATCGTCTGCAGGCCCGCCGAGGGGACCGTGCTGAACTGGTCGGAGAATCCCATGTAACCACCTCAGCGATTGACGCCGGCGTTCGCCTCGCGCAGCTGCTTCTGTTGGTTCTCGAGGATCTCCGACCTGACGAGAGGACCAAGCTTCTGCGCGAACTGCTTCGCAAAGGCCTCCGGGTCATCGGTCGAAGAGCCGGTCAGGTTGATCGAGCCAACCGAGACGCTGAATGCTGGGCCTGTGCCGCTCCCGGCTCCAGTCTTGGAGTCGACTTGGTAGTACTTGCCGTCGATCTGCGGGTAGGCGAACTGCCCGCCGGGAACTCCCTTGAAGGCGGGCCCCGGCGAGAAGCGATCGTCGAGGTAGTCCTCGCGGTTTGTCTGGCTCTTGCCGAAGGGACTCAAAGACTTGAGCCACTCGACGACGCCAGCGTCCGGAACGCTTGAGCCGCCAGCGAGTCGTCCTGGCAGAGAATGAAACTGGTCGACGACCCAATCGAAGAAGGCGGTCAAGCGCAGCATCATCTTGTCAATCATGTCGCCGAGCCAGTCGCCCTTCTGCATCTCGGCGCCGAGGCGCTTGAACGCCTCGACGATGCGGCCAGTGATCGAGTTGCGCCCGTCGAAGTAGCCCTCGACGTCGTCCGCCACCAGCGCGAGCACGGTCACCAGCGACATCCACGGCGCCACGACCGCGGCCACTGCCGCGCCGAGTGCGACAAGAGCCGCCTTGCCCGCGGCGCCGCTCGTCCAGATCCGCTCGAAGAGCGTCACTGCCGAGCCGCCGATGCGCACCAGGGACTGCAGCACCGCGCTCACAGCGTTGAATGACTGCTCCACCTTGAGGGCGAGCCACTGGCGATGCGCCAGTATCCACGCACCGAACTGCTGCGCAGAGCGAGTAAACGCCGGGAAGAGCCGGTCCGAGATGGCGATTTTCACACCCTCGATCGCGCCGGCCATCTGCCGCATCGCCTCGCGGTAGCGCGCGGCGCCCGCGAGCGTACCCGAGCCCATCACCACGCCGAGTCGCGTCGCCTCCGCTGAGAGCGCGGCGATCCCGGTCGGACCTTTGTCGAGGAACGGGATCAGCTCCGCGCCCGCGCGTCCGAAGATCTGCATTGCAGCCGCAGCCTTCTCGGTACCGTCAGGCATAGTCTGGAACTTGGCAGCAACCTGCGCGAGCAGCTGGCTGATCGGCAGCGCCTTGCCGTTCGCATCCACGGCCGAGATGCCAAGCCGGAAGAATCCCGCCGCTGCCTCGCCGCTGCCGAGCGCCACTTCCTGAGCGCTGCGGGCGAGGTGCACGAGGCCGTGCTGCAGTTCCTCGGAGCTGACTCCCGTCGCTTTCGCCGCGTAGCCGAGCTGCTGCACCTGGTCCGCGCTCATTCCTGTGACCCGGGCGGTGTTCTCCACCTCGCGCGCCTGGTTCGCTGTGGAATCGACCACAGCAAGAAGCGCGGCCTTTGCAGCGAGCGCGAAGCCGCCGATCTTGCGGACCGCGCTGCCCAGGCTCTTGAACGCTGACTCGGCCTTGGAGAAGCCCGAGCCGTCGACCTGGAGGCCCAGCTTGGCGAGCAGCTCGCGGACGATCACGATGTCACCCCTTCGCTGCGGCGCGATCCTGAGCTGCAGCACGCGCTGCGTTCACGGCATTCACGACCTCTTCCATATCGAGCAGGTCGAGGATGGACAGGCGCTCGAACTCCGCCCAACGCACGCGCCCGGACTCCCAGAGGCTCAGGGCGAGCCAACGATGCTCGAGATGCTTGGGGAGATCGACTCGCTCCCCCTTGCCGCCAGGAACTCGCCGAGCAGGCTCTTGGCGGCGTCGAAAAAATCTTGAAACTGGACCTCGAGCGCGAAGGCCATCACCTTGAACACGACAGACAGCTTGCCCGCGTACTCGAGATCGAAGATGTCGAGCATGCGAGGAGAGCGATCACCGAGGTCCACGGTCGTCGTCGAGAGCAGCGCGAGCGTGACGGCCTTCAACTTGCCTCCGCCTAGGCTCGCGAAGAGGCGCACGGCGCCAGCCTCGAAATCCACCTGCCCGGAAACGCCGTTCTTTGCCAGCGCGCCGAGCGCAGGTCCGGCCAGTGTCGTCAGCTGCTCGAGCAGATCGAGCGCCTGGAACGCCGGCAGCTGCGTCACCTGGTACCGACGACCGGAGATGATCTTGTCTTTCGTCTCTAGAGACATGTTGCTCCAGCCCGCCTGGCGCTACTCGCGGGCCGACGTTTGCTGCCTCCGGACAAACCCAGAGGTTCGTCCGGACCTTCGCTACAACGGATTTCCACCGACGAAGATGTCGAGGAGGCCGGTGCGCAGGACCCACTCTCGCTGGCCAAGATCCTTGCCGAAGTCGAGGGGCGCGATCTTGTCGACCCACGCTTCCTTGGCGTTCAGCAGCGTCGTACCGTTCAGGTCCTTGATGATCAGGGCCCCGTGGCCGCCGCTGTTGAGCTCGTCGAGCTTCGCCGCGGCCGCCATCACGTCGTTCGACACCGACGTCTGCTGCAGAATGATCGTCACCTTGCCCGCTTTGTTCTTGTTGCGGGCGCGCGCGTACTCGCCATCGGCACCGATCTGGAGGAAGAAAGCGCTTTCGTCGCGCTCCGCCTTGACGAAGCTGCCGTCGATGAATCCGTGGATGTTGGCGCCGGTGAACGTGACGGTGACTTGATCGGGCGAGTACGTCAGGCTGTTCGCCATCTGCGTGGCTCCAGGGCACTGCGCAAGCTGTTGGGAGAGGCGCGACGGGCGCCGTGCGGGCGCGCCATCGCGGACCAGCGGAACTCCGCTGGCTGGTTGCGACTACGGAGCGGCGATGCTGCCTAGAACTGCACGACGCCTGAAAGGACCAATCCGTCGATGGCCCCGGCGATCTGTCCGGTGAACCCGCCGTTCGGAATGTTGCGGGCTTGGCGCTGCGCGGAGGTGAGGGTCGACGCCTTCGGCATAGAAACCGTCGGCGCAGGGTTTGCCGCGAGGAAACCCGCGTCGACGCCCTCCTGCAGCGCTGCGCGGATCTCGCCCTCGATCGCCGCGATGCCCTGGTCGGTGAACGGCACCTTGCCGAGAGGCGGCGCCGCGTTGCCAGG